ATGGAGGAGGAGTTCCCCTGGAGGTACGGGCCGTGCTTCATCCTCAGGTCGCCCTTCAGCCATCTGGCGGTGGCCCTGGGCCGGTGGACCGAGCAGCAGCCGCATGAGGTGACCGAGGACGGCCCGGTCCTGCTCTTCCGCGAGATCGACTGGGAGGAGGCCGTCAGTGTTCGGGAGGAGGACTGAGGACGACGTCATCACGATCCCCCCGAAGGTGCATCGGAGGGCCAAGCAGGCCCTGAGGACCGGTGACCCCAGCCACTGGATCGACCAGACCCTGTACCTCATCGGGTCCAACATGACGCATCACTGCCCAGGAGACCCGATGCTGGAGGAAGCGGTCAGGGCCGCACAGGCGCTCCTGGCGATGCTGGAGGAGATGCGAAGGGCGGAACGGCTATGACGTCGTATCTGGACGCCGATCTCCAGGAGGAGATGGACGAGTTCGACCCCACATTCGTCGTGGAGGAGGTGGACGACGAACTCAGCCCCGAGTTTGTGAAGGACTTGATCGGGAAGATCCTAACTTTCAACGACGTCTTGGTAGGGCACTCCTTACATTCGTACCAGGAGCCCTTCGCACGCCGGATCATCGAATCCGTCCTCATCAACGACGGCGAGGAGATCACCGGCCTGGCGGCTCGCCAGAGCGGCAAGACCGAGACAGTTGCAAACGTGGTTGCCAGTCTGATGATCCTCCTTCCAAGACTGGCGCGGATCTACCCCGACCTCCTGGGCAGGTTCAAGCACGGACTGTGGGTGGGCATGTTCGCACCGGTCGAGGGGCAGGTGGAGACGATGTTCCAGCGCACGGTCACCCGCCTCACCTCGGATCGTGGCAAGGAGATCATGGGAGACCCCGAGATCGACGACAAGACCCAGCGCGGCGGTTCCGTGGTCAAGACCATCAAGTTGACCAACTCGGGATCATTCGTCTCGATGATGACCGCCAACCCCAGGGCGAAGATCGAGTCCAAGACCTTCCACCTGATCGTGCTGGACGAGGCCCAGGAGTGCGACGACTTCGTTGTTGCCAAGTCGATATCGCCCATGTTGGCGTACTACGCCGGGACCATGGTGAAGTCGGGCACCCCGACCACCAAGAAGAACAACTTCTACCGCTCGGTCCAGTTGAATCGCCGTCGCCAGAACTCCAAGAAGGGTGCCCGCCAGAACCACTTCGAGTGGGACTGGAAAGAGGTCGCCAAGGTCAACTCCAACTACGAGAAGTTCATCCGCAAGGAGATGCTCCGCGCCGGTGAGGACTCCGACGAGTTCCAACTGTCCTACTGCTGCAAGTGGATCCTCGAACGGGGCATGTTCACCAGCCAGGCCATGATGGACGAACTCGGCGACGTCTCCATGAACATCGTCCGGGCCTGGACACAAACACCGGTGGTTGTGGGGGTAGACCCTGCGCGGAAGACCGACAGCACGGTAGTCACGGTCCTATGGGTGGACTGGGATCGTCCGGACGAATACGGCTATTACGACCACCGGGTGCTGAACTGGCTCGAACTCCAGGGGGACGACTGGGAGGAGCAATATGCACGCATCGTTGACTTCCTCAGTACATACAACGTACTTGGTGTGGCAGTGGACGCTAACGGTGTCGGCGACGCGGTGGCCCAGCGTCTCCGTCTCCTTCTCCCTCGCGCCGAAGTCCACTCCATCACCAGCAGCCCGCAGGAACAGTCGAAGAGATTCAAGCACCTGATGGCCCTGATGGAGCGCCGCATGGTGGGGTGGCCAGCCCACGCCAACGTCCGCCGCACCAGGATCTGGCGCAAGTTCCAGCAGCAGATGCTCGATGCCGAGAAGCACTACAAGGGTCCGAACTTCACGGTGAAGGCCCCTGACGAGGCGTGGGCTCACGACGACTTCGTGGACTCCATCGCCCTGGGATGCTCCCTGACCTCGGAACTGGCGGTACCGACCATCGAGGTGTCTAACAATCCATTCTTCGAGTGACCGTAGACAAAGACGTAGACAAAGACCGCGTGCCAGACTCGACCCAGACCGGTCCAAACGAAAGGTGAGACCCATGGGACTCGCACCCGCCCCGATGTTCCCGGAGCGTCCTGGTACTCAGTACGAGGTGAAGCCCGTCTCCGGAGCGCCTTCCGGTCCAGGCCCCCTGTACTTCGAGGAGGGCCTCGGGACCGACACCGATCTCCCCAACAACTTCCAGACGGGTGCCCTGCAGGGCTACCAGACCCCTCCTGGGCGCAGCAACCACAACCTGAACGTCTACACCAAGACGGCGCAGGAGACCCTGGCAGAGCGGACGCACGTCGGTTCCGCGTCCTGGGTCGAGGGTCCGCTGATGCTCCAGGACTTCGCCATCGGCTCCTTCAGCGACGCCGCTGAGGTCCGGTACGAGGAGGTCTACCGCACCGGTGGCCGCATGGCGCGACCGAATGCCGCAGTAGTCAACGACTGACCATGGTCGCTGATCCCCACGCGCAGCGGCAGCGGGATTCCAAGCGCAAGCAGAACTCGGTCCCCCAGAACCCGCGCCTCTGGGCGATGCTGCAGATCCAGGCCAAGGCGAAGTTCAAGACGTACCCCTCCATCCCGGCGTCCCGCTGGGTCCACAACGAGTACGTCCAGCGCGGCGGCACCTTCGTGGCCTCCAAGAAAGAGGACACCAGGCACAACAAGTCTGGGCAGGAGACCGGCAGCGGCAAGAAGGAGCGGGAGCAGGAGGATAGCAAGAAGGGCGCTAAGGGCGGGGATGGCAAGAAGAGAGGCTAGGGTGCCTACCATGACTCAGCACCGCATCTACATCGAGACCGTCTTCGCCGAAGATCTCCTGCAACTGCCGGAGGGCGTCCACATCACCGCTGCGGCCCTGAACCCGGATCGCGACCAACTCGTCATCGAGGTCGAGTCCGCCGAGGATCTCGGTGCGGCGGACCTCAACGCCCTCTACGGGAACATCGAAGAGGACGAGAAGCAGGTCCACCTAGGGATCCTCGAACCTCGTTAGGCGGTACAACTCCGTCGGTGCCTCGGTAGTGTCTGAGCAACGGACGAAGGAGCCCCACGATGCCGCGAGCGAGTGTCAACAAGCGATCCACCACCACCTCCGGTGGCACCAAGACCACGACCACCACGACTCGTCGGTCTGGTACTGGGTCCGGGAACCGCTCTGCTGGATGGACGTCCAGCAAGACCAAGGTGGAGAAGCCCAAGGTTCAGTCCACGGCGAAGCCGAGGGCGCAGGGCGGTCGCCAGGGTGGCAGCAGCAACCAGAGCGTGGGCGCGGCCCTGAAGACCGGCGGCGCGCAGATCAAGCAGGCAGGCTCCTCGGCCATGGCCGGTCTGAACAAGGCGTCCAAGGGTGGTCCTAGCAAGCGCCAGACCGGCGGTCGTCGGTAGCCGATGCCGCCGTTCAAGAGCATGGGGAAGGCCCCGACGGCATCTGCGAAGAAGCCGTCGGGGAAGTCATCCAGCCCCTTGACCACGGCGAAGAAGAAGTTGTCGGCGTCCGCCGGTTCCAAGAACTTCCAGCCCATCAAGCCCTTGGCCGAGATGAGCAAGACCGGCTCCAGCCCAGGCAGGCCCTCGAAGCCGAGGGGATCCACCTCCACCACCAAGCCCACCAAGACCGGCAAGCCGAGCACGCCCACGAAGCCGAGCACGCCCACGAAGCCGCTCGGCCCGGTGAAGCCGAAGACCGGGAAGATGCTGTGAAGTAATGCCCGAGCCCGGACTGCACCACGAATACCACGACCTCTGGGTGCCCAAGCGGCACCTGGACTACGGGCACGGCATGGATCCGGGCGACTTCGACATGCGCACCGAGCCCTTCCACCGTCCGCACCGCCTGCACGGCAAGGGGGTGGATGCCATGTTCGGCGGCGGTCCCACATCCAGGCCCTGGTCTACCAACAGCATCAGGCCAAACCGGCAGGGGGAGGGGGGCCAGCGGAAGGAACTCATCCATGCGCACATCATCGGAGCCTTGAAAGGATTCGCCCACCCCGAGGAGATAGATACCAGATGGCTCCACATGAGCCAGGATTCGGTGGTTGGCCACATTGTGCGCCATTATGCAGAAAACCCAGAGTATGCTGACACAGGGGTGACGTACGCGGATCAGCACCAGAGCGGCAACCGATTCCCTGTGGTCTATCAGCGTTCGGCGCAGGGCGACCGGACAATCCTGAGCGGCCACCACCGGGCGGCGGCAGCACTGGCGCAAGGGAAGCCGTTGCGGGCCGTGGTCGTCAGGGACGACGACGAGGGCGTTCTCAACGAGGCACGATTGCGGGGGTACAAAATATGATGATCAGCGAGCACCTGTGGGTCGGCAAGGGGCCTGAGACGCACCTCGGTGCAAAAGGTGTTACACAGTGCGCAACTGCAAAACAGGCGGCTGACGCCATCAGGAACGGCTTCATCGCGGTGGTGCCTACCACCGACGTGGCGCACGACACCATCCTCGCCCTGGGGTACGACCCGCTCCTGGCGAACCATGCCGTCAATCGTGGAGTCGGACCCGATGACGTGGAATCGCTTCTCCTCTAAGGGTGGTAGGTAAATGAGCCAGCGCGCACTGAGTTCCCGCCAGTTCAAGCATCTCTACCATGAGGCCCATCTGAACGACCGGGAGTCGATCCGGGATGAGGGGCTGCGGGCGAACAAGCCCTTCACTCCTCAGATCGGTAAGGATGTCTACCCCCATGGTGTCTACCTCTCGACACCTCAAGGCTCGGAATACAGTTCATCCATGAGCCACTCCTCGCACTTCGGCTATGACCGGTGGAGGGTCAACATGGAGGGGCTGGAGTACCACAAAGACCCGGACCCCAATCATGAGACCTCGTACTACACGGCACATTCGATCCCGCCGGAGCGGCTGACGCTGGTAAGAAAAGGCAGTCCCGACTGGGAACGGAATATCTGATGAGCCTGACCGAAAGATAGGGACATTGGGACATAGCCCCTCGACAGTAAGGTGATCAAGTGACCGGTATCGATTTCCTCAGCCCGACGTACCGGGCTGCCGGTACCGACCTCGTCCTGAACATCTCGCCCCTGGGGTTGGTGGAACTGGCGGACGAGGAGTTCGAGGTCCACGGTCCACGCCTGAACCGTTACGCCCTCAACTGGGCTCTCTATTTGGGTCACCATTGGTCCCACCGCCGGGAGGCGGGTGAGCACCAGCACACCTCCAACTTCTACCGGGCCTTCACCGACTACGTCACCAGATTCACCTTCGGCAAGGGGATCCACTTCGGGACCGAGGAGGACACGGCGGGGATCCTCCCCGACCTCCTGTCCAGGGTCTGGGAGCGGGACAACCACAAGACGTCGGTCCTCCTGGAGATGGGGCAGCAGGGAGCGGTCTCGGGGGACTGCTTCGTGAAGGTCGCCTACGAGGAGGCGTACGTCGACCCGATGGGCGTCTTCGTGCCCGGCAAGTGCAGGATCCTCCCGATGAACGCGGCGCACTGCTTCCCGGAGTGGCATCCCCACGACCGGCAGCGGCTGCTCCGGAT